GAGTAGTTCAGACAAAACAGAATTAATTTGTGAAGTTAATGTATTTAATGAAATTTTAATTTCTATTAAAGATACAGAAATACAGCACGATTATAATGAGCAATTTATTTGTTTAAATAAGTCAACTGCTGTTAGACTTGTTAGAGAATTAAAAAAACAAATAGGACTTATGGAAGGAGGTAATTACAATGGCTAAAGATTTACCATATTTTAAGTTCTTTTGCTCCGAGTGGAGTGATGGCGATATTACGTTAGAATCTTACGAAGTTCAAGGTTTTTTTATAAACGTATGCTCGTATTATTGGAGTAATAATTGCGAAATGACGTTTTCTAAGCTAAAAAAGAAGTTTAAAAACAGCGAATTTTTATTTGATGAACTTATAAATTCAGACATAATAAAAGTTATTAATGACGTTGTTTATATTAATTTTTTAAATGAGCAACTAATTGAAAGAGAGGGCAGTTCTGTTAAAAAAAGTTTAGCTGGTAAAGCGTCAGCAGAGGCACGAAGATTAGCAAAATTGCAACAAGAGATTAACACAAGTTCAACAGAAAGTCAACACGTGTTAAATTCCTGTTCAACAGAAAGTCAACTATTAAGAGAAGAGAAGAGAAGAGAAGAGAAGATAAAAGAAGATAAGAATAAACCCGTTGACCCCCCTGATGGGGTGTCTAGTGATTTGTGGTCTGATTTTTTGGTTTATAGAAAACGCATGAAATCGCCAGTAACGCCTAGAGTGCTTGCAAGGCTCATAAAAGAAGCTGACCTTGCAAAAATGCCTTTGTCAGAAGTATTAGAAACAATCATATTCAAAGGGTGGAAGTCTTTTGATGCAACTTGGGTTGTTCAGAAAACAGGGGCGACACCCCCTAAAAACAATCAGGCTTGGCGCACGAATGACGGGTTAATGATGGCTAAAGCGGTTGAGCTTGGTTTGAGTACCGTTGGTTTACAAAGATACGACATTATCAACAAGATAGATGCAACTTTAAGGAGCAGAGGGCTATGATAATTAAATCCCTTTTTTGGCACATATTACAGCGTGAAATTGAAGCAAGGAAAAAGGCAAAAAAATGACAGACCAAGAAAAAATGGGCGAAATAAGCCCTTTCAAAGCGTTAGACTTTATAAGGGACAATGCGCTTGCTTATGCTCGAGCAAAAGCAAATGTAGTTTACATGACTGAATACAGAAAGACCATGAAATCAATTCTAATGAGCGAGAGCACAGCTAAAACCGATGGAATGAGGGAAGCCTATGCCTATGCCCATCAAAACTATATTGAGCACCTTAAAGGGCTTGCTAAAGCAATAGAGGATGCTGAAGCGTTGCGCTGGCTTATGGTTGCCGCTCAAGCAAATTAGCATTGGAGAAAGCAGAATGACCCATCTTACAGACATCAACTTTAAATACACGCCTTCAGCCAAAACGAATGTGCTAGACACATTTAAAAAACAAGGGTATGTGCCGCCTTCTGAAACCAAAGAATTTCAAGACAGATGGTTCAAAATTCGCAACTGCGCCGCATTGAATGAAAAGAAAAAATGACTACATTTACAACCGAAGACAGAATATTGGCTGAAAAAGACGGCTCATTCACAATCAATGTTGATGGCGGTAGCATTCAAGGCACAGCAGATTGGCTTGCTGAAAGGCTTGGTCATGTTACTGCCAGCCGCATTACCGATGTATTGGCTAAAGGCAAAACAGGTGAAGCTGAAACCCGCAAAAAGTACAAGTGGGAATTGGTAGCCCAGCGCATGACTGGTATATCAGAGGACAGCTACACCAACAAGGCTATGGAATGGGGTACTGACAAAGAGCCTGATGCCCGTTTGGAGTATGAAGCAAGAATGGGGCTGTTTGTAGACCAAGTTGGATTCATCAAGCATCCGTACATACCTTTTGTGGGCGCAAGCCCTGATGGGTTAATAGACCAAGATGGCGGCTTGGAAATCAAATGCCCCAACAGCGTTACACACTTGCAGACCATTCAATCGGGCAAAGCCCCTAGCAAATACATAGGGCAGATGCAGATGGGAATGTGGGTGACGGGGCGCAAATGGTGGGATTTTGTGTCTTATGACCCTAGAGTAAAGAAAAATTTGCAGTTTTTTACTGTCAGAGTTGAGCGTGACGATGACTACATTGCCAATATGGAGCAAGAAGTGTTGGCGTTTTTAAGGGAAGTTGAAGAAGTAATTTTTAATCTAAGCGGAGAAAATAAATGAGCAACGATTTGAATATGTGGCAGGGCATTGGCAGGCTTGGCAAAGACCCTGAATTGCGTTTTACGGCTGGTGGCGATACTGTGGCTAACTTCAGCATGGCTTGCGGCTGGAAAACCAAAGAAAAAGAAGGCGCAGAATGGGTAAGCGTGACGGCTTTTGGCAAGCTGGGCGATATTTGTGCCAAATACCTTGTTAAAGGCAGTCAAGTGTATGTGTCAGGCAGTTTGCGTACAGACAAATACACAGACAAGACAACAGGCGTAGAGAAGTTTTCAACTAAGGTTGTGGCTAATACTATGCAGATGTTGGGCGGCAAGCAGGAAGCAGGAGAAACAGCAACAAAACCCAAAGCAGTAGAAGCACTTGAAGACGACATTCCATTTTAAGGAGAAAAGCATGAAAAAAGCACTTGCAGGATTTGCGGCATTTTTTGTAGTAGGCATTGTGATTGCTCAACAAGCAAACTGCTGGCAACAGTATGTATGTGGCGGGGGCGGTTGCCAATGGGTAACGATTTGCCGATAGATGTAAAATAAAAACGAGGGGTAATGAGTGCATCATCACTAAAAACTGTTTTGCAGGTTTTTACCGATTAACTGCAACCTTTCGAGCATTACCCCTCACCCCACAATCTACACAATTTGTTGCGATTGTGACCTTGGTTAAGCGGTTATCCATCAAACCGCAAAAATTGCACTAAAGCTCGTTAATTGCGTTTTATTTGATTCCTAAAAAACACCCCAGCGTAAAAAATAATACATTCCCAACTAAAGTTTAGGGGATTAAAAAAAGAGTTTGTAACAAACTAAAAATCAGGATAATAGATTTCAGTAGTAAACGAAAACCACTCGAAAGGTAAATTATGAATCAGCAACGCAGAAAAGCAATCAACGAAATTTTGTCCAACCTTGAGGCTCAGTCCGAGTTGTTGGCTGAATTGTTGGCTGAAGAGCAGGAAGCATACGACAACATGCCTGAAGGCTTGCAGATGTCTGAAAAAGGCGAATCAATGGAAAGCGGCATTCAGGTACTTGAGGATGTTCACAGCACACTTGAATCAATCATTGGCGACTTGCAGGGAGAGTTCTAATGGAACAAATCAAAGAATGGGCGGTTGTAGTGTTTTTTGGAGTTTTGTTTGGCGCAATGTTTGCGTTTGGGCTGTTAGGCATCACGCTGGGTCAGTTTTTGGCTCAGTTTATTTAATCACTCGAAAGGATTGAAATGAAAAACAAATTTAAACATGAACAGATTACAGGCGGCTTGTTGGTTGCTGTAAACACTTGCGATGACGGCAATGTATACGCTGTTTTGACCCCGCATGACAGCAATGAGTTTGTATATTTGCTGGCACAAGAGCAAGATGGGAAAGTTGTTCATTGCGGCTGGCTTGACTATACATTGTTTTACAAGCCAACCAAGCAACAACTGGCGCATCCTGACAATCAATGGATTAAGAATTACCAGTCAAACTGAGGATGGGCTAATGCCCGAAACAGCCGCAAGGCTGTCTTTGACAACAAATCTCGAAAGGATTACAAAATGGCACACGAATTAACAATCAGAGCAGACGGCTACACCGAAATGGCTTTTGTAGGCGAAACGCCTTGGCATGGTCTTGGTCAAGAGTTGGCTGAAGGCGCAGACATGGAAACATGGCGCAAAGCGGCGGGTATGGACTGGACTATTGAAAAAGCCCCTGTTCAGTTTGTAGCACCTGACAGCTACAATGTTTTCAAAGGACAAAATGTGTTGTACCGTTCAGACACTAAAGTACCAATGTCTGTTGTTTCAGACCGTTACAAACCTGTGCAACCAGCAGAAGTCCTTGATTTCTTTAAGGATTTAGTTGAGGAATCAGGCTTTAGACTGCATACGGCTGGCACTTTGTTTGGTGGCAAGCGTTTGTGGGCTTTGGCTGAAACAGGCAAATTTGGCGAAGTTACAAAAGGCGATGGCATTGGCGGCTTTTTGTTGCTGTCTACATCTTGCGACAAGTCATTGGCTACTACAGCCCGTTTTACATCCGTGCGTGTGGTTTGCAACAACACATTGTCAATGGCAACGGCAGACAGGTCAGATTGCGTGTCGTTTACACACAGCCGTCATTTTGACCATAATCTAATGAAAGCCAAATTAGGCTTGGCTGTTGAATCGTTTGGTGCTTTCATGGAAATGGGCAAGTTTTTACAGACTCAAAAGCTGAAACAGGCTCAAGCATCCGAGTTTGTGCGCCAGTTGATATTGAACCCTGTTCAGTTGCATGATGACGAGTACAACTATGAAAAGCACCGTGGCTACGCCAAAATTATGAGCTTGTTTGAAGGTGAAGCAAAAGGCGTTGAGTTGGTAGGCTACACAAAATGGGGCATGCTCAACGCTGTTACTGAGTATTTTGACCATCACCTGCCAGCCCGTACTGATGATGCCCGTTTGAATAATGCTTGGTTTGATACAGGCAACACGCTCAAGGCAAAAGCGATTCAAATGCTTGTTG